TTTTTGAAACTCTAGGGTAACAATTTATTCTAGCACGCAGTAGTTTTTTAAATGATAGTTTATATAACACCGGCAATAAAACTTCATTAGCAAATTTACTTTGATAAGCATCCTCAAAGTAAAGATGATGTATAAAAAAATATCCAGATTTATCGTCAGGGCTTGCTACAGAATCAGTGTAGTACCAAGGAACATTTGATGCAAATAGAGTTTGTTCTATTTTTTTAAATTGTTCTTTGTCTAAAAAATTATCTATAGTTTTTATTTTCATACGTAATTTATATTTACAGCATATCTTGCAAAAACATCAGTTGGTGATACCGCTCTATGTTTTAATAAAGAATCAAAAATAACAATCTTATTTTCCTCCGCTAATATTTTTTTACCTGTTTTTTTAAATTCAGTATATCCATTACTTGTGTTTATATAATATATAGCTGTGTTACATTTAAAAGGCCTATCAACATGATAAGCAGACGTATATCTTTTGTTGTCTCTTAACATTAAGTTTGCTCTAACTTCAGAACACATATTTGCATTCAACTCTCTTAATAAACATTTAAAATGACTTTCATAAAAAGGAGAGTTTATAATTCCGTTTCTCATCACAGAGTGACATAAATAAGGATGATCGTTACTTTCATCAACTTGATGCTCTCTGTAAAACCAGCCAAATTCACTTGAATGAATTAATTTTTTTAAATGTTCAAATTCAGTTTTTGGTAAAAAATTCTTTTTAACTTTCATTATGTTCTTATAAAGTTATACCAACCAGTAATAATATATTTTTCTCTTTTAGACACTTGTCCCCTGTGTAAATGAGTAAACTCCGCAGGCCATATTACGGTCAAACCTTTTTTAGCTGGAGAGGTTGTTTTTTGATAAAAAAATTCTGTGCCGCCGTCAGGCACATCATTAAGATAAGTCATAAAAACTAATAGCCTGTCTCTAGTTTTTATTTGTCTTTCAAAGTGCCATTTTTTAAAACCACCTCCAGGTTTGTAGTATTGAATATTAACATTCTCCATACTTGGAGCAAAACGTCCAACACCGTCTAATCCTTGATAAGTTTTTTCATATTGTTCCACACATTTTTGTAATTCTTTTGTGTAAGAGTCTAACGCAGAATCATGATAACTGATGGTAATATCTGTGCTATCTTTAGTATCTTTTTTTACACCCATACCTGTTGTGCCCACGTGATGTCTGTGTTTATATTTTTTAAAAAAAGTTATAAGATCATCGCAAATTGTTTTAGGTATATAGTAACCCTGGATGAAGCTATTCTTATCAAAATTGTGTTTTTTCATTATTGCTTTATATATGTTTATGCTATATATCTTTTTAAAAAAGAAATCAATACTATGAACAAAGATGAAATTATAAAAGATTTAGCTGAAAAACTAGAAATGGAGAAAGCAGTTAAAAAACATGAGGTTTTAATTAACGCTTCGTATAAAGAAACTATTTGTAAACTTGAAGACCAAATTAAATTTCTTTTAAAAACTAACGAAGATCTCTGGAACAAAGTAGCTACGCTAAAAGAACATGTTAAGTATTTAGTTAATGAAAAATAAAAAGTTTTATTTTTTGTGTGGTCTACCTAGGGCAGGTAATACTTTATTAACATCTATATTAAATCAAAACCCTGATATAGCTTGCACACCAAACGCTTTTACTTCTACAATTACTAGTAAAATTAGTGAAGTAGAAGAGACAGACGAATATAAAAATGCCCCCAACAATAAATGTTTAAGAAGTCTTTTAAAGAATATATACCCATCTTTTTATAAAGAATGGAAACAAAAATTTATAATAGAAAGAGGTGTGGCTGGTATACCAAAAAATTTTGAATACTTAATAAATTACGTAGATAAAAATTTAAAAATAATTTTTCTATATAGACCTGTTTTAGAAGTATTAGCATCCTTTATTATTTGGTGTAGAAAAAATCCATCTAATTTTTTAGAAAGTAGAACTTTAAGTAATATGCAACTCTGCGACAAACTTATGGAAGAGGATGGAATAATAATGAGACAGCTAAGTTGTTTAGGTAATCTAATGGTGCCTTGTAATAATAAACACGGCTTAATTGTTAATTACAAAGATTTAATATGTAACACAGAAAAAACTTTAGCGAGTATATATAAATATTTAAATATACCTTTATTTAAACACAAACTTACAAATCTAAAACAAATAAATATAAATGGTGTTAAGTATGATGATAGTGTTTTAGGCGAAGATTTGCACACAATTAAAACAAAAAAGATAGAGTACAGAGAACATAATTTAAAAAAAATACTCGGAAAAAAGATTATAGATAAATATTCAGACGTACAAATTAATATACATGAACAATGATAAAACACCCTCAAATTGAAAATTTATTTGCAACACCTTTATACATGAATAGTTTAGATAGAGGAATAACATTAAAGGAAAAAAATTTAATTAATAGTTTTAAAGATAAAACAGTTCTTAATATTAGTAATTATCATACACAAGAAAGCTATGTTTTAAATAAAACAGGTTTTAAAGATTTAAGAAAATTTATTCAAGAATGTTGTGATGATTATTTAGAAAAAGTAATATCTCCTTCTGATCAATTGAAATTAAATATAACTCAATCATGGTTGAATTATGCAAACAAAAACGAATATCATCAAGAACATTGTCACTCTAATTCTTATGTATCTGGTGTACTGTATTTAAATGCTAAAGAGGAGCATGACGCAATACAATTTATAGATCGTTCTTATAAATTTTTAAATCCAAATATTAAACATTATAATGTTTGGAATTCTAAAACCAGAACTCTTAATGTAAAAACTGGAATGTTGGTTATGTTTCCTTCACATTTATATCATGCTGTAAAAATAAATAAGAATAGTTATACTAGAATTAGTCTTGCCTTTAACACTTTTTTAAAAGGCACCATAGGAGGCGGATTAGGAGAATTAAAATTATGAGGATATTAGTTTTTGGGTTACCAGGTTCAGGTAAAACTACTTTTGCTAGACAGTTGTCCGCAGGTTACGCTTATTTTAATGCAGACGAAATTAGAAAGATGTTTAATGACTGGGATTTTTCTGCGGAAGGTAGAACAAGACAGGCGCAAAGAATGGGGTGTCTATCGTCTTTAGTTGATGGACCTTGTGTCGTAGATTTTATTTGTCCATTTGATGAGGACAGACATGAATATAATGTAAAGATTTGGATGAATACAATTAAACAAGGTAGATTTGATGATACTAATAAAATGTTTGAAAAACCAACACACTGTAATTTTGAAATTACAAACTTTGACTATCAAGATGTAATAAAGGAGATTCGTGATAAATTATAAAAAACCAACAGCGCAAATGTTAGGTAGGTTTCAACCTTTTCACGAGGGTCATTTTGAACTTTTTAAAAAGACATTAGAAAAGACAGGACAAGTTGTAATTATGGTGAGGGACTGTGATGGTAAAAATAATCCATACCCTTTTAAAACTGTGAGGAGAAAAATTATAAAGAGACTTAGAGAATACAGGGGAATGTTTGAAATCATAAGGGTTCCAAACATAACAAATATATGTTATGGTAGAGATGTTGGATATGTGATTGAAAAAATTTCTTTACCAGAAAAAATAGAATCAATATCCGCAACAGAAATAAGGAATAAAAATGATAAGTAATTATGCTTACTGGTACTATGCGAATGCAATACCTTCTGGTGTTTGTGATGAAATTGTTAAGATTGGATTAGCAGGAAAAAAAGTTAAGGCAAACGTTGAGGGAGAGAAACATAAAAAACCTGAAGATTTAAATACTAAAATTAGAGATTCAGATGTTGTGTGGTTAACGGAAGACTGGTTAACTAATATGATATGGACTTATGTACAAAGAGCAAACACATCAGCAGATTGGAATTTTGAAATCAATAATGTCGAAAATGGTCAGTTTACAATATACGATAGGAATCAACATTACGACTGGCATCAAGATATAAGTTTCAATAAATATCAAGAAACTTTTCAACCTAATTCTCAAAGAAAATTATCTGTAACAATACAATTAACAGACGAGTCTAAATACAAAGATGGTGATTTATTATTTAGTAAAGTTGGAGATAAAAATAAAAAATCTATTATTACAGATAAAGTTTTTAGGAAAAAAGGAACTATTGTAGTATTTCCAAGTTATATGCATCATAAAGTTACACCTGTAACTCAAGGGATAAGATACTCACTAGTTATGTGGTTTAGAGGGCCAAGTTTTAAATGAAGAAAAAATTTAAATACAAAGTTGTTAGAAAAATATTAGATCCTGTAATGGCAGAATTTTTGTCAAATTATTTAAGGCTAAAACGTGAAGTCTTTTTAACTATAGGTCAAGATCTCCCACCAGGTTATTTAGGTATATATCCTGATTCTCAATGTCCTAATGCTTTCGCAACTTATGGAGATATAGCAATGGAAACATTATTAGTTATGGCTAAACCTGTTTTAGAAAAATATTTAAAAATGTCTTTAATACCAACTTATGCTTATGCAAGAGTTTATGAAAAAGGGAGTGACCTTAAAAAACACAAAGATAGAAAATCTTGTGATTTTTCCACAACAATGAATTTAGGTGGTGATTCATGGCCTATATTTATAGATGATAAAAAAGTTAATTTAAAACCAGGGGATATGTTAATTTATAGAGGGTGTGATTTTACACACTGGAGAGAAAAGTTTAAAGGTAAGTTTTGCAGTCAGGTGTTCTTACATTATAATGATGCAAAAGATAAAGATAATCTTTTTGATGGTAGAAAGCACTTAGGCTTACCACACTATGCTAAACAGCAGTCCAAGTAGAAGTATCTGGATTCCAAGAATATTTGTTTCCGTCGCTAACTTTAAAAGCAGTCCATCTTTGATTGTCGTCATCCCACATTCTGCCTTTATAATCTTCATCACTAATATCAGGAATTGTGACAGGCGGTTGCCAGTCATCATTAGAATCTAAAGTCCAAGAAGCATACGGTTGTTCTGAAATAAATTTATCTTTAGCAGCGTCATAAGTTCCTCCAATTGCTGCAGCTTGTTTTCTAGTGCCATCTAGAAAATATTCTTTCCAAGTTCCACCAAATTTTTCAACGCAGTAAGTTTCTACGTTTTCAACATCATCTCCTACAGTGATAACATTTCTAACAGTGTTAGAAATGTCTATTTGAGCTGCGTACTTAGTCATTATCCTCCACCTTCATAAGTTAAGGTTCCAGAAACATTGAAAGTAGCTAATTTGTATGATGGGTCAGTTGTAACAGTATTACTTGGTGGAGATACTGAGAATGCCGCATTTGCAGGTCCTCTTACAAAAACTGCACCATTACCGCCCGATCCTCCATTTGTTGTGCCGTGGTACATTCCACCGCCGCCCCCGCCTCCGAGGCCATTAGTTCCACTTCCGCCTGATCCGCCTGGAGATTGAGATCCATTTCCGCCACCTCCTGATCCTCCAGATTTTGGAGTTCCTGGATTAGGGCCGCCAATTCCGCCACCTCCGCCGCCGCCGGCGTAAGTTACGGGACTTCCTGTAATATTATTAGCTGTGCCGGGTCCACCACCAGTTTGATTTGGTCTAGTGCTGGCTCCTCCGCCTCCGCCACCGTTTGGAAAATCTGAAGTTGGGCCACCGCCTCCGCCATCAGGCACTGATGCAGATGGTGCTCCGCCTGGTTGTCCTTGAGGGGGAGTTGTTGGGGGATCGTTACCTAAACCTTTTCCGGTATAAAAACCACCAGATCCTGAACCGCCATTACCGGTGTTAGAGGGAGCTCCTGTGTGTCTTCCTGCTCCACCGCCTGCTGAGGTTAGAGTTTGAGTAGCTCCTGCAATAGCTGAATCACCGCCGTTGTTTCCAGGATTGTAAGGACCGTTATTACCTGTCCCTCCTGTTCCAACAGTTATTGTAGTGTCACCACCTTTAATTGCAATTTTTGTTCCGCCAGGAAAAGACGTTCTATATCCTCCAGCTCCTGCTCCCGCTGCATGATAGTTGTTAGCGCCTGAACCTCCTCCAGCAACGACTAAAAAGTCTACATCTAAAGGTGCAATACCTGCTGATGTTAAACCTAATCCTTTTGCTGAACCTGCTGCAAATGATCCTAATATTGGCATCTTTCTACTCCTTCTCCTATTATGCGAATTGAGTCTGAGCTGCTAACACTGTGAATGTAGCATCACCAGTCTTAATCGCTGTGTATGTGTAAACATCTAATGAGCTAGCGTTACCTGCTGAAGGCGCTGATCCACCTTGCCACTCTGGAGTAACACCTGATCCATCAATCTGAACAACGTTATTGTAATAAGGTGTTGCACCATTTTTTACAATGAACGCTACAGTGATAGATTCACCTGTGTCCATAATAGCATTTAAAGCATTTGAACCATCTCCTCTTAAATTAACTGTAAAGTTGGCTGCTGCATCAGTTGTGTAATTTAAAACTGCTTGTGTAATAACATCGTAGTTAATTGTTCCAGTAGCTGCTGTTGCAGATGTTGTAACTTTTTCTGCAAGCTGTTGAATTTTACCACCACCATTTAATGTAACTCTACCAATTCCTTTTGGAGTTAAAGTCATATCAATGTTTGTGTCACCACCAGTAGCTGCTAATGCTGGAGCATTTCCTGCTGCAGCGTTAGTTACTGAGAATTCATTTACAGCTGATCCTGTAGTTACAAATTTAATTTGCTCTAAACCGTTTTCGTCTCCGATGAAATTTCCACCATCGATTAAAATGTTTTGACCATTTGCGTCTAAGTTAGCTGAAAGTTGAGGAGCGTAGTCAGATGATAATTTCTCTAAATTAGAGTTAACCATATCTGTTCCGTTACCATAAAGAACTTTAGTTCCTTTATCAGCAGCAGCCCAAGTTACACCAGTTTGACCTGATACTTTAACTGTTACTGCGTAAGCTCCAGATGTTGAGTTTTTAATAATGTAATATTTTTCTGTTACTGGAACAATAACATCTACTGCACTCGTAATAGTTCCAGTTAATTCTAATGCTATATTTTTGGCATTTGATACAGCACCGTTTGTTGCAACTAAAGTTGCTCCCGTTGTAGCATTAAGTGCTACTGCTTCGTAACCAGCTGATGCTTGTTCAAGAATTAATAAGTTTGTGTTTGTAATTGTACCCCACGTACCTGAGTTTTCACCAGTCGCTTGTACGGTCAGTTTTAGAAAGCTTGATGTACTGTTTGCCATAGTTTTAAATCCTTATTTGTTCGCATTTTATTAAAATTAAGCAGCGGTGTCAACGTTTTTCCAAGTGGGTGCTGTGCCTGTATTAACTTGGTTCCAGATAATAGCATTAAGCGATCCTGTAGCCGCTGTCAAGCTATTTCCTGTTACTGTTATATTAGCATCTGCGTCAATGTCAAGGGTTCCTAAGTTAATTGTTGCATTAATTCCAGTAGGTGTAACTATCGTATTCGGTGTGGCTGTAACGCTGTTTAACGACACAGTTATAGGGTTTCCAGAAACACTTACAGATATAGAATCTGAGAAACCACCCCAATCTAAGGCACCCCACGTAGATCTTCCCCAACCAGTATTAACCTCTACCTCTGTCCCTACATTTGCTAATGTAGCATTTAATCCAAATCCTGTTGGAACAATTAATTCATTATTATCATCATTCCATAGTCCATCGCTCCAACCTAATCTACCCCAACCAGTATTAACCTCTGCTGCAATTGAAACAGATCCTAAAGTTGCTGACATTGATAAACCAGTTGGTATTAAAGTGGCAGCAGCTCCCCAAGCTAAGTCACCCCAGTTGGCTCTTCCCCAACCAGTATTTACTTCTGTGGTTAATGAAACTGATCCTAAATTTGCTGATAAATTAAATCCTGTTAGTTGTGCTGATTCATTAGGAGTTCCCCATTCTTGTTCACCCCAATAATTTCTACCCCAACCAATATTAACTTCAGAAACAACTGAAACTGAACCAAGAGACATTGACATAGGGAAAGAGCCTGCAAGAATAGTTCCTCCTTGACCCCATGGTAAATCTCCCCACGTAGATCTTCCCCAACCTTCATTAATTATTCCAGTGATAGATACACTTCCTAAACTTGCAGATAAACTAAACCCTGTTACATCAGCTCCTTCATTTGGATTACCCCAAAGTTGTTCTCCCCAATTTCCTCTTCCCCAACCTTGCTCGACGGTTGCGTCTATAGTTATAGAACCTAAAGTAAAAGTAGCTCCAATTCCTGTTGGAATGATAGATGCGTTTCCTTGATCTTGCCAACCACCTTGTCCCCAATTTAATGCTCCCCATGCATCTTGAACAAGATCAACAGGTCCACCCATTCCAATTCCATGCACATAACAAAAATAATAAAAGTCAGTGTTATTGGCAGGAGTAATTTCTACATATCGAGTGGTTGCAGCATTAAAAGAAGCTGTGGTTGTATAATCACTTTCAGGAACTGTAGATCCATCTAGATTATAAGTTACACCCGTTGTAATTCTGTAAGAATTTGGTGAAGCTGCGTTTGTTGTAAATAATAATGGGTGATTAATATTAGAGGAATCGTTTTGATTAAATCTTAACGTAGACCCTTGAACCCATTTAATTTCTCCAGGACCTGTCGCATTTCGAACTCCGTCTAAATAAAAAACATTACCTGTGCCACCACCATACAAGTTTCCACTTGCGACAGTGACTGTATATGTTTTATCGGCCATAGGAGGCTACCTCCTAATTAACCTGATATCCTTAAGATACTGGCAGTTGATGTGTTAGCTGGGAATTGAATTGTAAATGTTCCAGATGTTGCTGTTTTATCTGTTCCAAAATCTAAAACACAAACCGCAGCGTTTGATTGTGACGTGTTATAAATTAAAGCACCTCTTGCAGTAATTGTTGCAGACGTGAAAGATAAATTTGCAAACGTTGTTCTAGCAACACCAGCTGAAATAGAAGTTCCAGAGTTTACTAAAGCTCCTCCTCCAGATGCGTAAGATCCTGAAGCACCAACTTCGTTTGTTGTTGTGAACACAGTTGTTGCTGAATTTAAAGTTGCTGAACTAGAATAAAGAGCTAGTTTGAAACTATTTCCACCAGATCCTGATGTTAAAAAATTTTGTTTTGCTTCTAATAGTTGTTGCTTAAAACTATTTGCTATCGCTTGTGTAATTGCCATAAAACTCCTTATTGTTTTCCTATACGAGGAACACCAGCTTGATATTCATCGCGTCTTCGTCTTCCCATCGCTTCGATTGAGAAGGCCTCTACAGCTTGTTTATACCTATTTTCGTATAGTGTCAACTGATCTTGTGGGCCTTTTAAAAATCCGTAAGCCTCGACTAGGCATGCATATAAAAGTCCGTTGGGAAAGTTCGTACCTAAATATGAGGTACTATTTGTAGCGGATAATCCAGTGGGTTTCAAGATATAATTTATCTGAATTTCATAAGTTTTATCTGGAACAGGAGCAAATACAATATTGTTTGCATCCCACCAGCCATAATACTTTGGTTCTCCAGTAGCGTCTGTGGGGTTATATTCGCTCATAAAATTAGGATCTCTAAACTGTAAAAAACCTCTGTCTTCAGTACCACTTGGTGGTTTTACAATTTGAGCTGATCTAATAACTAAAGTATTTTCAGGAACTAAAATATATCTTTGATCCACAACTAAGTTAGCTGTAGCATAGAATCTGTTATTATCAGAATCAACATCTCTTAAAATTCTAAATTCAGCATCTTCAATAAAACCTTGAATGATAGTATCGGTAAACACTGTTGAACTAACTTCTGTGTAGTCTCTAATTTTTTGTTTTAATTCTAAATATGTCATGCTCTATCGTTTAAAGGACTTACAATACTTTGAAATCCTCCTCCTGTTTCTGTTGATGTTGCAGCTGAATTAACTGTAAAACTGTAGCTATTTTTTACAGTAACTTGTGGTGGTTGTCCAGCTTGCTTAACTGTTGTTTCAATCATTGTTATTGGATAAGACCCAAAAACAACAGCTCCAGAGCTGTGAGCTCCAGCTATAGTAGAATTTAATGTTACCCCTCTAAAAGGTGCTTTAGATGCTCTTATTAAACCACTCAATACATTTCCTGATTTTGAGGTATATTGAATAACTTCATTTTGAAATTGTCCTACAGTTATATTTTCATTTGGGGCTGGTAATACACCAGATTCAATAACTTTTTGAATCATTAAATACCCTGAATTTGGATAATAAGTTGCATCAGTTAAAGTTAAAGATCCAACTTCAGTGGCTGTTAAATTAACAGCTAAAGTAGTTTTTAAAGTAAACGCGGCTACTGGAACACCACCAATAGGTCTTGGTATCCCTGTAAATCTAACTTGGTCATTATTTACTAATCCACTAAAAGGTTGACTAACTGTTATTGTTGTTGTGCCATTAGTTGAAAAAGGATTCTCTGGCAAGATATCTGTTGTAGGTGGCTCTTGTCTTGCTGGTCTTGGATGCTGTAAACCTTGAGGATCAGCTGTAAAAGGTGTTGGTTCTAATTGAGGTTGTTTAGGTTCAAACTCAGATGTGTGAACTCTTGCACCATTCCACTCTCTAACCATTTCGCTGTATGGAAATTGTAATCCAGATCTGTCCGAAATAAATTTTGCGTATTTTCCTCTTGCTGTGTTTCCCATAATTATGCTGTAGGGTAGTAGCTTTTAGGAGATATAAACGTACTTGATGGAGATCCGTCTTCTGCTAAAGCTCTAGCCAATTCATCCTCGTATATTAGTTTTAAAGCTTGTGTTTCATCTTTTTTATATTTCATAGATAAATAATAAGTTAATCCTGCAACCATACAAGGTACAAATCTGTATGGAACATTAGTTGCGTTTGTGTAAACACCTGCATCTTGAATTCTTTTTTCAAAATTAAAATTAATAACTTGATTATTTTCTGAAGATCCAGGCGTTAAATATAATTGAATAGTTACTCTGTCGATAAATCTTTGAACAAAATATTGTGATGGCTGACCTGTAGCTGATTTATTAGATAAAGCTTGATAAGCTGATCTATTTATTTTTGATAAAGGTGAATCAACGTTAGAACTATTTCTAAAAGAAGCTTCTAAAATATCAGAAGCACCATTTACAAAATTTGTAATTGCGTCGCCGTTAGAGTGAGTAGCTGCAGTTGTTCCGTTAACTCCTCTTGTTACTCCCGTTAATTCTAAACTATTAAATCCTGTGTAGCTTATATTTTCAGAACCTACATTAATTGTCCCCTCTGTAGGCATTCTGTCTTTTGAAGCGATTGTAATTCCAGTGGTTTGAGCAACTGTAGTTATAGCTGCTGTTAAAGTTGAAGTAACTCCGTTAGAATTTCCATCACCAGTAGAACGATAAATGGCATATTCATTTTGACCATTAACCAAAGTAATATTTGTATTTCCTACTTCCCAGTAGTGAAGACCTCTGTTACCCCATTCTTGAAACATTATATTTAAAGATCTTCTTGCGGTTTTTAAATTATAACCGCTCATATCAAACAGCCCAAGTCTGTTGTAACACTCTTCAACTATCTCATCGATGTAAAAAGTTTTTTCAAATGTTGTAGTGCCTGAAGTAGTATTTGGCATTAATTAGCCTCCTACTCGTTAGCTCCGCCACTATGAAAAACAGTAGCAGCTATTACGTGTTCAGTAGTAAAATTTGCATAAACATCAGTTTTAAACAAAATAGGAACTGGAAAATTTATTGTAATCGGACCAATTTGTGCTGGTGCTTTACATTTGAATTTTACTGTACCACCTGAGCCACCATCTCTTAAATGAAAATCTCCTGCAGCTGCGCCACTATCAAGATAAACTCCATAAACTCTAGTTCTACCACTTTGAATAGTTTTTGTTTCAGTTGTTACATTTGTAGCTACACCTTCTATAGATGAACCTGCGTATATACTCATATTTTTTTCTCCGTTTTCTTATTGGTGTGGGTGAGTATCAAGATCAAAAAGTCTCAAATTTTCTCACCCACGTAATTATTAGTTACTAAAAGGTGTAACGATTGTACCGTCACCAATTAATAAACCTTCAACCATGTAAGTGTTGTCTGCTGTTGCAGTAAACTTGATTCTAGAACCAATTAAGCCACCTTTAGTAGCGTTACCAACTCCAGCTTCACCATTTAAATTAACAACATCATTTGCTGCTGCAGGTACAAAAGCTTTTTTTGCACCGTCATCAACACCAACCATTACTGAACCAACAAATTTGTCAGTTCCATCTGTTGAAATTGTACCAGTGAATTCATCAATAAAAAGAATTTCAAAAGTAGTTCCAATAGTGTTTGGGTTGTTTGGGTCACTTCCCGGTCCAGCTACGTCTGAGTCAGCAGTAGCGTTGATCGTAGGTAGTGTGATTGCAGTTGGAGTCCCAACGGGATCCATAGTTAAAACTCTTCCTGCGTGAGCCGCAACAGTTAAATCTGTAGCTGCAGTAAGAGCAACAACTGCTCCAGGTCCTAAATTGATAAAACCATTTTTAGATCTTACCGGTCCTGAAAATGTAGTATTTGCCATATTATTATCCTCCTAGTTTTCCGAACATAGTCTCTAGGCCGTCGACTGTACGCGTCTATGTTCTTTTAATTATACAGTGGGTATTTTATATATTAGATTTTTATAGAGTGCAAGAGATTGCGTAGTGAAGGTACGTATTTCAACGATGTAGCTTTTTATTTAAGTTGCTACTGAAACTTGAGGAGCCGAATTAGCAACTGCATTTTCTTTAGATGCAATCTTAGCCTCTTCTAGCTTAATTTGATTGATAGTTTCTCTTATTTTTCCATCAATCCTGACCATATCAAGAGTATATTTACCGTGTAAATTATGCTCTAAATGCCAGTTCAACTCCAAGGACATTTTTTGTTTGTAAAGGTCTGTTATCATTTACAATTTCCTCGTATGTTATCCATATTTTAGATGGATTACTAAATCCATCTTTTTCCCATACAATAGCATTTTCTCCTAGTTTGTCAACTAGTGTATCATTAAAAGCTTTACTATTGTCTTCTGACTCTAGATTAAAGCTAGCATAATAGCCGTATGCTCTGATTTGTACTCGGAATTTTTTCATGGTTATTATTACTTTCTATCATAAAAAAAGGGGGCTCGAAAGCCCCCTTTTAATTTAATTTATCAGTGATTACGCACCTGGTGAACCAAAGATACCTCTAGGGTCTGAGAATCCGAATGAATATCTCTCTCTAGCTTTGTATCTAACGTTACCTGTATCGAAGTCACCTTCCATAGCTGTTTTGATTGGAGATCTAACGAACATTTTTAATCCGTTAGGTACATCTGTCTTGATAAAGAACGCGTCTGTATCAGTTAAGTAGTTATTCACTACATAACCTTGAGGAATCATCCCCATTGATACTACTGCGTTAATATCATTGTCAGCTGTTCCAACTCTACCTTGAGATTTCATCAATCTCTCAGCAGTAAATTGAAGCTCAGAAGGAATAATCATTTTTACTCCTCTTGCTGCAATTTTTAGACCTCTCTCATCTGTCAACGCCGCGATGTCGATTAACGATTGTTCTAATGAAGTCTCGTTAAGATCCGCAGATGTTGATAGCTCATTTTTGAAAGTTCCAGCTATCGTTGGGTGGTCAGTAGCACATAGCTCCTTACCATCACCACCAGCAAATGAAGAA